CTTCGTGAGGCGGAGGCGATCCAGCGGCTGCTTGAGCGGGACGCGCGAGGTGGTACGCGCCATCCTGAGATCATCAAGGCTCATTTCGGTGTGGACGTTCCTGACTATCGTACCCAGCGGCCTGAGTACCTTGGTGGTGGTCGCGGGTTCATCAATGTCTCGCCGGTCGCCAATTCTTCTGCTACGGCTACGGAGGATCAGGGCGAGCTCCGCGGTGTCGCCACCGGCAGTCTCCGTGCCGGCTGGGCCAAGTCGTTCGTGGAACACGGCTGGGTGATTGGCCTCCTGCGTGCTCGGGGTCAGCTCAGCTATCAGCAGGGTCTGGATCGTATGTGGTCGCGGGAGACGAAGTACGACTTCCTGTGGCCCGAGCTGACGAACTTGGGTGAGCAGCCGATCTACAAGCGGGAGCTGTTCGTCGTGGATGGCGCTACCGACGATGAGGTGTTCGGGTATCAAGAGCGTTACGGCGAGTATAGGTTCGCTCGGTCGCTGGTTACCGGCAAGTTCGCTTCGGATGCTCCCGGGTCGTTGGATTTCTGGCATGTCGCGGAGGATTTTGCTGCGTCTCCGGCGCTTAATCAGACGTTCATCGAGGATGCGACTCCGATGTCCCGTATCACGACTGTGGATTCTGAGCCTGATTTCATCATTGACGGCCGGTTTGACTACCGTGTGGCCCGTGCTCTGCCGGTGCGGCCTGTGCCGTCCCTGTCGCCGCCGAGGTTCTAATGCCACTTCCTGCGCTGTTGGCGGCTGCGGCGCCTGCTGCGATTTCGGCGATTAGTGGTTTCGTCGGTCAGGAGCGGGCGAATAGGACGAATCGACGCGAGGCTGCGTTGAATCGTGGTTTTCAGGCTGGTGAGGCTGCGCTTAATCGTTCGTTTCAGGAGCGTATGCGGAATACGGAGTGGCAAGCCGGTGTGGCGGATATGCAGGCGGCCGGTATCAACCCGGCGTTGGCCTACTCGCATGGTGGTGCTAGTTCTCCTGGTGGCTCTATGGCGGGCGGCTCGTTGGCTGCGCCCGCTGGTAATTCTGTCTCCAGTGCAATCGAGGCGGTGAGGGCTCGGAAGGACATGCAGCTGCTGGACGAGACCATCAAGCGCACCCAGGAAGAGACGAAGCGAGCCCGGTTCGAGGCTCGTCAGTCCGGCATCAAGGCCGATTTCGATACGGCCCGGTATCGGTATTTTTTCGATGAGACGGCTATGTGAAGCAGCCGTTGTTGGATATGCTCAATGCCGAGGTGCAGACGAGCAAGGCCTCTGGCGCTCGCTCGATGTCGGAGGCGGAGTTGGCTCGGTTCAGTATTCCTGAGCGTAAGGCGATCTCGGAGTTGTTTGAGCGTACGGGCGAGGGCGGCAAGGCCGCTCAGTTGCTTCTTCCTCTTCTTTCCACGTTGATTCGGAGGTGATCGTGAAGGCGTTCAATACGGTGCGGCGTAGGCCGCGGGTTCAGACGGTGAACGATATGCCGTCCAAGACTGTCCAGTCGGACGTTTTGCGTAGTGAGATTCGCCATGTGCTGGCGAAGTACCGCCAGGTTGGTATCGTCGAACATCTTCGGAACGTAGATCTGCAGTTCCGGGATGTGTCTGAGTTCGAAGATTTCACGGATCTGATGCGGCAGTCTAAGACTGCCGAACAGGTTTTTATGAGGTTGCCGTCGCGGATTCGCGAGGTGTTTGATCACGACGTGAGTCGTTGGTTGGATGCTGCCCACGATCCTGAGAAGGTCGAGGCGCTTCGTCCCCAGCTGGAGAAGCTGGGTGTTCTGGCTCCGAAAGTGGAGCCAGTCGCTCCCCCGGCGTGACGGCGCAAGCCTGTCGCGGGGAGCTGGCCCCCGGGCGAAAGCCCGGGGGCCTTTTCGTTATTTCCCTTTCCTGAGTCCGTCCAGCATGCTGGTCCAGTGTTGCAGCTCGCTCTCGGTGATTTCGAGCTGCCTAGCCTGCCGTTGGCGGCGGGCTTCGAGCTTGGCGATGATTGCCGTCAGTTGCTGCGGGGTCATTTGTCCTCCGATGTGTGGATGATGGCGTTATTGCCATCTAGGATTGCCCACGCGTGTAGCGGGGGCTCGTCGAATATAATCGTGGCTGCCTCTAGGAGATAGTCCTCGCAGGTGAGTGCGAGGGCGTGCCACGTTTTGTCTTGGTAGATCATGACTAGGATCATGTTTTCTCCGGTAGGAGTTTGTTGTTTCGTGTATGTATCTATACACGTTCCCGTTTGCCTTGTCAAGCGGTTTTTTTGTTTGTTACGCAAGCGTTTACAATTCTATTCCTCGCGTGTGCGGTTTGCGCGCGCGCGGTTTTCTTTTGCCACGCTTGCGTGCTGTACCGTCCGGGAGGACGGTGGCGGCTCCCTTGTGGGGCCGCCTGTCGTTAGGGGGTGCAGGGGGCGCTGCGAAGCAGCCGCCCCCTGCTACGAGCCGTGAGGCTCTTTACCGTTTCTACGGTGTTTAGTTTTATCATTATATTCGGGGGCGTTAGCCGTACCGATTACGGTAAGCGGTCCCGTTCGGGCACATAGTTCTCCTTGTCTTCTATGTGCCCATTGGACCATTGACCTTTAGGTCTAGGTCCTTTATACTACCTCGTCCCCAATAGGAGGTAGTTCTTATGTCTAGGTCTCGCATGTCCCGGGGCTCCTCGAGCGCAATTTCAAGAATGGCGTGAATCGGGAGCACCCGAAGAATCGTATGTCCGCTCACTTCATGCGTGGCGGGATTCGCCTGTGAGCTGGTTCAAGAAGGCTCTGGCGTGGGCTGGCTGGGTAATCGCCGCGATTCAAGGTGTGTTGTCCCAGCTCCCGCAATGAGAGCCGTCGGCGAGTGGGTTGCTTATTTCGCGCTCGTGTCGCTGTATGCGCTCTTGGTGGCCGCGTTGGCCAAGTACGTGTTTTGACCCGTGGCGTGCTATCACCCGTCGAAGGTGAACGTACGTCGCAAGTCTGTTACCGGCCCGGGTGGCGTTCTGTGGCCTGTGACAGTTCCGTGCGGGCACTGCTTGGGTTGCCGCACAGATCAAGCTCGCGGATGGGCAGTCCGGTTGGTTCACGAAGGTATGATCACGTCACCTGCCTGGTTTGTGACGCTGACCTATGCCCCCGAGAAGCTCCCTGAGTTTGGTTCGCTCGTTCCTCGCGATATTACGCTATTCGTTAGGCGTCTGCGTGAGGGATCGACGCGCTCGCTCTCGTACTACGTCGCTGGAGAGTACGGAGAGACGACGGCAAGGCCACATTACCATGCGGTGCTTTTTGGTCCTCAGTTTTTGGATCGCGAGCGTTTGGCTGATCGTCACGGCGCTCCTGTCTTTAGGTCCGACAGTCTGGAGAGTGCTTGGGGCCATGGTCTCTGTGAGTTCACGGGTCTGACTTATGCCGCCGCTCGTTACGTGGCGTCTTACGTGCGGAAGAAGGTTAGCGCACGGCATGACAGCGAGCACTACACCCGGGTTGATCCTGAGACGGGCGAGTTGGTTGAGCTCCAGCGGGAATACGCGCGTATGTCGCGGCGGCCGGCGATTGGAAAGCGCTGGATCGAGCGCTACTGGCGTGACGTATATCCTCGGGATTTCGTGGTGATGGACGGTCGTGAGTTGAAACCCCCGCGTTATTACGACAAGTGGATGGACGAGCATCAGCCGGCGGTGATGATGGCGGTTCGCGAGCAGCGTTACGAAGACATTGTAGAGATAGGCGACGAGAAGTTGATCATGAAAGAGAAGGTCCACCGCGCCCGTGTGGCGCTCTTCCAAGGGAGGTCTGGTATATGAGGACAGAGATTTTCACGGTGTACGATTCGGCGGCGAAGCTGTTTTTGGAACCGTTCTTTGCGGAGACGGTTGAGGTTGCTATCCGCATGTTCCGGCAGTTGGTGAACAAGCCGGAGCACAATTTTTCGAAGTTCGCGGAAGACTACACGCTGTTTCATGTAGGTACGTATGACCCGACGTCTGGTACGATCAAGGCGCTGGAGACTCCACATTCGTTGGGTGTTGCCGTGGTCTACATCAACCGTCCTCGTCTGGAGGCTGTGAATGGCTAGTCAGGTGAATGTTTCTCGTCCTTCCGGGTCCGGTCGTTATCAGGCCCCGAGTATGCGTTTGGGACGGTCGCAGTTTGACCTAACCCACTCTCATAAGACGACGTTTGACGCGTCGTACTTGGTTCCATATTTCGTTCGCGAAGTGATCCCTGGGGATACCCAGACGTGCAAGTTGGAGGCGTTCTTGAGGATCTTCTCGCCTCTCGATGCTCCGATCATGGATGATATCGCGGTCGATATCGACTTCTTTTTCGTGCCGAATCGGCTTCTGTGGGAACACTGGGAAGATTTTCTTGGTGCGCACGTGTCCGCGGGAGCGCAGGATACCGATTACACGATTCCGCGGTGTTCGAACGGTGCTACGCCTGTGGAGGCGATGTCGTTGGCGAATTACATGGGTGTACCGATCGGGCTGGACCTGTCGTTGACGCGCGTGACGTCTCTTCCGTTCAGGGCGTATCACCTGATTTACAACGAGTGGTATCGCGATCAAAACTTGATCGACGAGGTGACGGTTTCGATTTCGGACGCGAACGATGCTACGTCCTATGGTACTGCTCTCACGTCGCTGAAGAAGTCGGCTAAGAAGCACGACTACTTTACGACTGC